ATGGTACTTGCGCTTCATGTTTGCGCAAAGTGCCTTACAATCGCACCCGCACCTGCGCATTTGGGTCAGTCATCGACATCTCCACTCGCTTTCAGCGCGTGGCGAAAGAGCGAAAAGACGGCCTTGTGGCTCATGCTGTGGTGTTTCCAAAGTACCCAATGCTAGCACCAGCATCGACCCTGCGCATGGAGATCTTGGCACTAACTGGTAGGGCGGCAGCAGCTGTCGACCCACCAGATCATCAAGCTTTTTCGGAATTTGAAAAGTGGGTCTTCAAGCAGTCTAACTTTAAACTGCTATTTCCTAATTTTCCGAAGAAGTTGGAACAATGGAACTTTGAACGTTTCAACGAGCGAGGGAACTTCCCCCAGTCAACCAAGATTGCTAATCGCCAGGCTTATCAAATAATACAATCAACGCGTCCTACGCGTCGCCTGGTGAAAAAACATTCCGTCTTCACGTGTTTTCCAAAACATGAGAAGATGAATAAGTGCACACTCTTCGGGGCCGAAGTGGATACCAGGCCGCGCTTCATCCAAGGATGCCGCCCTGTGGCGGCAGTAGCTACGGGTATGTGGATGAATGCGTTCCAAGAGTATTTGCACCATGAATGGTCTGGCGGCTTGAAATTTGCCGCCGGCTGCAACTTGGATGAACTATCCGCATGGTTTAACACCCATTCTAAAGGAAAGCGGATGTTCTTGGAGGATGACTTCACGCTGTACGATTCTACATTCTCAGCGCGTTGTCACGAGTTGGTCTTACGTTTGTATTCAATGGCAGGATTGCGTGACCATCCTTGGGCATGGGCAATTAGGAATGCTCAGATTGATGGCCGCGGGTACACACGCCATGGCATTAGGTTTTCAGTTTTGGGCACTATGAAAAGTGGGGTGGCAGACACTTGTTTGTCAAACTCCATAGTGAATGCCCTTAGTCATCTTTATGCCGTGTGCAAAGTTTCTGGGATGAGCTTGAAACAAGCTCTAGCTGAAGTGTCAATGACTTTCCTTGGTGATGATAATCTCATAATGCTCGATAGAGTGGTAGACAAGGATCGCGTGGCACACATAATTAAAAGCCTTGGCTTAGTTCCAAAACTCGTGGAGAAAACAGGTCCCGGGAAGGTCGTGTTTTTGAACAATCGACCATACCCTACGGCCTTGGGTTTCAAATTTGCGCCACGAATTGGAAGGCTATTGCAACGACTCGGTTGGGCAACCGAGCGCATTAAAGATCCTGGGTATACGCACGGGGTTTTTAAGGCTTTTGAGGCATCGTGCTCTCATGTCCCTATTTTGAGAGAGTACGTGCAGCATGTGCTCAAACTCACGACTCACTTTGACCGTGGATACGAGCTCAGCACTGATTTTAGGAGATCGCAAGAATACACATTGCGTGCCTCACGAGAATATCTCCTTCCCTCCCAGGAAACGTACCAATATGTTGCAGAGGAATACAACATTTCTCTCTCAGAAGTGCCAGAAGCAATTGCGGCGATTCAATCTGTACCCACTTTGCCGTGCTTCTTGGGTGATCCACTTTTGGAGAGGATAATAGCCGTTGATATGTAATACCGCTGGGGCCCAATTAACCTAGCGATGTTGTGAATAACTGGGCGACTTTGCCCCCATGGTTTCTCCTAATTGGGTGGGAAAGAAAACTGATGACGCGCGTCCTCCATGGTAATTAAAAGTGAAAAGGCGCGTAGAAAGCTTTACACTCAGGCCATCGTCAATGGTTAAGCTCTTATCATGTCGAGCAAAACACCACGGCCGAAGAGGAATTTGATTCCTAAGAAGAAAGTTAAGACAGTCAAACAAGCAAAAGTGATGGTGAGAGCGGAT